TTGAATTTTGACCAAATCGCAGAATCATGTGATTTACATATGAATAACATTTCGGATTCTGTTAATCTGTCGCCATTTTGATGTTGTGCACTGAGTAGCCGGATATATTTTCCGACTTGCTCGTCAGTCATAAACATTGTACCCGTCAAAAAATCTGACGGATAAAATAAAAAAGCTGGATCTTTCGACATGATAGTGATTTATGAAAACGGGAATACCCCCGACATGGCTCATAGGCTCACTACTGCCTGGCTTTTCAGCCACCACGATCAGGGGTATCCCGTTAAATTTTTTCATTAAGTAGTGATTAAATGATCCATAAATGTACTAATTTTTTCGATCCGGTGTACCTATCTCGGTAAATTTTTTTTGATCTCGATGCAACGCCCGTAAATATACCGTACCGATTCGCCGTACTGCCAATCGTGCCATAGCGTTTTCAGCACGATCTTTTTAGCATGTAACGCTGTACAATGATCCCGGTTGCAGACCTCCCCGGCCTGTTTTAAGGTGTATCCGCAGTGATCGATCAGGCACGTCATGAGTAGTTGCCGGGCAATCTTAACGGTCGTTTTGCGGGAAAGCGAAGTGATCCATTTGTCGTCCTTTAGATCGTACTCTTTCTTAATCAGCTCGATAACTCTGGATTGATCCAGGCCGATTCCCGGGGCGGAGTAGGGGTTCATAATAACCTCCTTAGATTTGTCTTTTGCTTAACGACCGTAAACTCTTCTAATGCAGCGATCAGTTCGAGTATCTTTTCTTTTGACGGTTCCGGCAAGTGATTGTTTCCAGAATCTGCTCCGATATTCGCCTGACGAGGATTGAATGCTTTTATCATACCGATAAAGGCTTTTAGGTCAAAATCCATGATCGGTTCAATGGTCAGAAATTCCCTGATTGCAAAATATGACATTGCCTGAGCGCGGCTGATCGGCTTTGGAGAATTACCCATGATTTCGGGATACCATCGGTTCGTTTCAATGGTTGTGCAAACCAACGATTTATCTGGCAACCAACTATCCATTATGCGGGATGGGTTTTTGGTCTGAAATAGATAGGTGTTATTGAACTTTTCGCAATAATTAAGTGTATCTGCGATCCATTGGGCCGGTATGTCCTGAGCGAATATATCACAGCTCGATCCGACAAAGATAAAGTTGCCCGATCCGAGGTCTGTTTTTAACTCCTTTTCGTCGAATCTGACAGGTTTTAACTTGCCCCACCGTTTCATATAACAGTACGAACAATCATGATAACAGGCACCTTTAACCGTGTTCCAGGTATGCGTCACCCAATCGTACATTTGACCTCTTGATGTATTTAAGCTCACTTGATTTGATTTTTTAAGTTCATAATTTCAGTTTGTTGCCTCCGAATTATCTGTTGATAAGACAAAGCGAGTTTCCGGTACTTCTTTTTACGCTCTTCATGCCCAGCCCGTTGTTTCTGCAAAGTAGCCATGTTATTAGCTACAACCTGTTTAAGTCGTTCAATTTCATCCGTGCCGTCCTTGTATCGTTTTTCGGCCAATTCGGATTTCAGCACACCGATTTCAAACTCAAGCGATTTGATCCGTGCCTTTAAGTACCGGACATAACCGAGTGCGAAAAGCAGTTTGTCAAAGTCAGATTTGAAGCGATAAAGCATGAGCGGGGCGTTCATAGTTTTGTGACCCAATGATAAAATGATTCAAAATCTCTTACTAAAATATAAATTCCACCGGCCTGAGTTGCCTGTATTTCAACTGCTTTCTGTTCGTCACGTTGCCGATCTTTGCCGACCTTGCACTCAACATACAAACTCAAACCTTTATAAGTTCCACGGATGTCAGGTGTTCCGTTCTTGGTTGTGCCTTTGATCCAGATTTCCCGGCCCGATCCCTTCACTTCGGTTCGGCCTTTGGTAATTCTCCGGCCTGTTGTGCTAACTTTTGTCGCTTCGCCTCCGAGCAATTCGATACACCACACACAGCATTTTATCAGTCCGTTATGGGTTTTATCCTCAAATTTTATCGAACATCGGGCCGGTTCGGGTAGATTCGGATGAGTCACCCGACCCCGGTCGATGTACATTTTTCTCAGGATTTCAAGTGCTGTCATGGTCAGAACGGGAGCCCACTATCTGTATCTTCCACTCCCGGTATTACCTCGTCCTTTGCCGGATCGGTTTGCACCGGGGCGGGCTGGTATGCGCCGGGATCGGATTGTTTCGATCCGAGGAACCGCATTTCGTTGATGACAATTTCGGAGGTGTACTTTTTGTTGCCGTCTTTGTCCTCATAGCTCCGGTTTGTAATTTTCCCCTCGACATAAATCTGATCGCCTTTGTGTACGTATTTTTCGGCCAGTTCTGCAAGTTTACGCCAAGCAATAATGTTATGCCACTCGGTATTTTCCACCTGTTCACCGGACTTATTTTTGAACCTTTCGGACGTTGCAAGGCTGAAGTTCGCCAATGCGTCACTGCCTACTGTTTTAATCTCCGGGTCTTTTCCAACCCGACCGATTAAAATTGCTTTGTTTACGCTCATGTTAAAGATTTTGAATTAGTGAATATGTTTTTACAATCTCGTTTCTGATCTCGATGATCTTCTCCGGCATAATTTCGCCAAGTTTTAACTTTTGGTCAAAATATGCCCCTAACACCTGTTTTAACGTAGCGTGGTAAGTTTACCATGCCGTAACGGTTGCTTTCCCCGTTTGTTCGTTAATCGGGTTCTGACGCCTATAATTTAGCGTCCAACAGTTCGGTTCTGATTCGATGGTGAAATTCTCGTCAAGTTTCATGGTTATGGCTTTATCGGTTTCGGAAATTTGTCAAGCCAATCTTCTAAGGCTTTCTGTGAATAAAACTCTTGCTTGCCTTGAAGCACTACTTCTCGCAATGATTCAGTTACGCCGATGAAAACTTGCAGATTGTTCAGCTTTTCATCGACCGGATTTGTCGGAGGCAGACACCACACGGTAAACTTGTGCCCGCCCACTTCGATGGTTGTCCATTCGCCCTTGATCGGGGCGGTTTGATTTTTTGCCATGATGTTAAAATATAAATTGGTTTTTAAGTTCGATTAATTCCGATTCGATCCGGTTAATTTCAGTCCGGCCTTCTGCGACTATTTCCGCAATGGTCTGAGCCTTTTTACCCTCACCGATTACGCTGTCACGGGTAAATATCTTTACAACCAAAGATCGCTCCGGTCTGCTTGGGCAATAACTCACAAAATGCACGGACTTGATTTCATCCGATACGGCAAAGTAATTAATGATCTGGCTCATGTGGACTGATTCCGGCCCTTCAAAAAACCGCTGGATATGGATCGGTCCGGATTGAGTGCATTTGATTTCAAGCACAATGCCGCGTTCCAAATTGATCCCGTCCGGGCTGGCATGATGAATATTGCTCTGTTCCGATTGGATCAGTCCGACCTCATCGAATTGAATGCCGGATTGCTCGATATACAACTGCCTTGCAATCGGTTCGTTATCAGTACCGAACTGCATGTCATCCGATACATAATCATCCATTTCGGCATAACCGTTCAATATCTCATCAATTAAATCGTAAACGAGCCGGTTTTTACGACCGCTGATTACCTGACCAAACCGGGTTCCACCAATCGATCCGGCACGGAGCTTATACCACTCCTCTGAGCGTTGTTCACAGTTATTGATTTTCATTGTGCTGATAGTTTAATCTTACACTCTTCCTTGACATTGAACAATGCGGCCTGAGCTTTCTTATCCAGTGCCTCAAACTCAAATTTCAATCCGGCCAGATCGGCACAATTCCGTAACGTGGCGGCCTGATTGGTGTAATCGACCGGCTTGGGTTGGGTCGTTCCGGTCGGTACGGTCGTCCTGATCCTGAGGCATTCCACAATTTCACCGGCCACTTTAGTAGTTGTCGGATAGATGGTGATCCATTTGCCGACCCATTCCTCGATATACGGTGTGCCGTAAAGTTTGGTAATGGTTTTCGAGTTGGTACGGTTCAAAATGAGTGGTTTCGTACCTTCGAGGTAAGCGACCGTACATTCTTCACTCTTTCCGTTTTCACCCTTAACGATCTCTCTGACCACTTTCGTAATCTTAACGGTCAGATCTGATTGTACCATGTACGCCCCGATATAAAGCGGATTTACAAGGATTTTCCAATGTGTGAGTTTCTGTTCCATGATGGTTTTTAGTTTTGAAATTTCGCAAAAA